TAGAGGACCACTTTGGCACACTTGCGCGCTACCCCAAGTTCTATGAGAGCATCACCATGCTGATGCGACCGCAGCGCACCGAAGACCTGGAGGTGCACCTGCACATTGGACCGACCGGCTTGGGAAAGACGAGGATGGTCCAGGACGTCTACAGGAATGATCCTGAGTTCTTTGATTCGCCATTGAACAATGGGACTTTGTGGTATGATACTTACGACGCCCACAAAATTGTGCTCCTTGATGATTTTGCAGGAGCGGCGTCTCATGTTCCTCTCAACAGCTTGCTGCGCTTGCTTGATAGGTATCCTGTATTGGTCCCTGTCAAGGGAGCACATACATGGTGGTTACCGTCCAAGATCTTTATTACGACTAACATTCTCCCTAGAGATTGGTACAAGTGGGAGAATAGAGGAGAGCAGTACAAGGCTCTCGCGAGAAGATTCACGCATGTGAAAGTCTTCTCACCACCACTTTCTGAGGCAGACCCCTCTTGGGTGGATGCAGAAGATACGTGGTGGCAGAACAACAAGCCGCATGACGCGTTTTATTCAATTAATCAATAAATTTACATTTTAAATTTACGATCCGTCTGAGAATCTCAGTCTGAACCCAGAGGTTGCAAGACCGGTGTTGCCCTTTGTGGAGATCAATAAAACTCCAAGGTTGTTGGATTTAATCTCTCCGATTACACCGGTGGTGGAGCTGAATTCCAGGGGAATATTACACTTCTTGTAGAATTTGTATTCGTTGATGACCTGAGCTTGGCTCACAACTCCAGCTCCATCTGAAGCCAATCCGGCGTAGTTGATGTTGTGGAGTTTATCCAACACGATCTCGAATCGTCCTTGATTGGCTAGATTCCGGAAACCGTGTATGTCTGCGGTTTCTAGTACGTCGGTGATAGCGGCGGTAGCACCGTTAGCTTGCTTGTCAAGGTAGATGATTGTCCTCAGGCAATCACCAGCATCAGGTGTCGCGACAGCGTCTCTGATGGGGAGGTGGACGGTGTATTTCCAATACACGGACTTTATGGTGCATTTCCTGCCGACCCGTGTCGATTCGGTTACCCCCTGAGCGATCAGGTTGATTGAATCTGTCAATGCACCAGTAGCAGGAACTGCGGTGTCGTCAAGTGAAACATCGTGGAACTTGAGCTCCCCTCCCATTCCTGAGTAGCGTCCCCGGAGAGGTGTCCCGAACCTCCCATAATATCCTCCTGTCCTATCCACTCCCTTGATGAAGCGTCTTTTCTTATTGAACGCAGTGATTCTCGCTTCAGCTCCCTTGGCATAAACGCGCTTGCGTTTAGGTACAAATGGTACGGCTAATTCCATTTCAAATTTGAAAATTTAGAAATAACGACCGTTACTTTGACCCCTAATGTCGGTCGTCCACTCGCCTCCTCATATATACCCTATTATCCCTCAGGATTTTGTTTCCTCCAATCATATGATACCAACTATTTATAAGTCATTAAAGCGGCGGACCCGCGCAAGCGGGTTCAAGACACTATCCGTTATCTTCGTCCTAATAACATCTAACAAAAGGGTCCTTTTCGCAACCTTGCGATGCGTTTCGGTCTGAAGTCGTATGCGGGTCCAAAAACAAAGTTTTTCCCGAGTACAGTAGTGCTGGCCTATTATTACCCAGCACTTCTGTACGCACTTCAATTGAGATATGTCGAGATTCCGAAACGTGGTGTTTACACATAACAATCCCACCGAGGCGCTTGTCTTCGACGAGGAGAGGATGGACTACTTGATTTATCAAGAGGAGCTCAGTGAGAGTGGAACGTATCACTTCCAAGGATATTGCGAGTTCAAGAAAGCGAACGTTCTGTCAACAGTGAAGCTTCTCTTGGGTGGAGATGTACACATCGAAGCCAGGCGGGGTACTCAAAAGCAGGCTATTGAGTATGCGCGCAAGGAGTCAACAAGGTTGTGTGGTCCCTACGAGTCGGGAACCGCTCGGTGTCAGGGCAAGAGATCTGATTTAGAGGGGTTTAAAGATGCAGTTCTCGCTGGTACCAGGAAGAGAGAACTCTTAGAGGACCACTTTGGCACACTTGCGCGCTACCCCAAGTTCTATGAGAGCATCACCATGCTGATGCGACCGCAGCGCACCGAAGACCTGGAGGTGCACCTGCACATTGGACCGACCGGCTTGGGAAAGACGAGGATGGTCCAGG